AAGATCATGCAAAGCGCACTCCGCTTTTAGACCGCAGAACAACATGACCATCTGATGCCGCGTCGAGTACGCGCATATCGGACGATTGATCGTAGGCGTCTTCGATCTCGCGCGTCGAGAGCTTGCGTTCCGTTACCCACTGTCCATCGGGATGATGCCAGAACAGCCAGCCGCAAAACTGGCTTTCCTTATTAAGATCAACTGCGCGCTCCGGATTGATTTGAACAAGCGTCAACCCATTCGGCAGTGTATTAAACGGCTCATTGACATAGCGCGGCATCGATTAACCCTTCACAACCGTGTCAACGGTCAATATCGCTTCTCCCAAAGCGCTAGCGCTGCCTCAGCTGCCTTTCGCGCCTCCTCATCGCCGGCCCGCTTCTCAATCTCGACCGGGGGCCCGGCCGCATCGCACTCGCGGCAATACATCCTAACCTCATCGATCTCGGCGAGGGTGTGATCTTTCCGCTCTTTCCAGACGAAGACTGGCGGTTCCTCGCAGCCGCAAAACGGGCACCGGGTCACAGCAGCGCCCCCCTCCGCCGCAGATGCACCGCCAGCGAGATCACCGCGACGCTGACCAGCAGGATCGCCGTCAGGTTCAGCCAGACCCACCACAGGCGCCCAGTCAGGCCGCGGCGCCGCTGTTCGGCTCGGAACGTGGGCAACGCGCCGGCCATGTGGATGGCGACGCGGCCCGGTGTCCATTTCTCGGGTGTCATCTCATTCTCCCCCTTTAGCGACGGTTCAAGCGCCAATCGTCGAGCGTCGGAACTTCCTTCGTCACGAAATACACCGCAATCTCCTCAACGGCGCACTCAGGTACGTCGAGAGCGTACTTTCGCACGATGGCCCATAACTCACTTTGCACATCGTCGAGCGCTTTGCTGATCTCATAGCGCGTCGCCATCTCTTCACCCTCCGCCGTGTTTCCTCGCCGCCTTCTCGCGGGCCCGCTTCGCCCGCATCACGCAGCGGGACAGGATCATGTGCTTGGCGGCGGCGTACGTCTTGTAGTCGGCAATCAGCTCCGCGATCGCGCGGTCGATCTGCTCAACCTCCTCCAGGTCGTCCTCCCGCGCACCCTCGCGCCAATAGGAATGAGCCGGCTCCGGGGCGTCCCGGATCGTGCTGCCCGCACGCTGAATCTGCGTCCTGATCGAGATCACGGCGGCGCGCCATCGCGCGGGGGTCGGCCACGTTTATAGAAGCGGTCAGGGGTGATGCCGCGTCTGCGGCGAGTGCCGTCTCTTTTACAAGTGCGGCACTCTAAAGAGCCGCGTTTGTGCAAGAAAGCATCAGCCAACAAATGCCCCTTTGGGCAAGTGTCTTGACGTGTACGCCGCGCCATCATTCAGTCTCCCGGATTTGGTCGAGCCGATCCTGCCGCTCATATGGATTACGCTCTGCCGGCAATGCGGGGCAGTTGATCTTGTGAGAAGCCATCATGCGGCCCTGCGTCGCCATTGGCGGGGCGCGGTCTTGGGTGTTGGGATGATCTCGAAATCAACGCCCTCGACCGCCATTCTCGTGCCGCCCCTGGGCAGGATACACCCAGCAAAAACGGTTCTCTTGCCGTCCAAAATACCGCGGTAATCCCGGCTAATTTGGCGGTAGTCAGCTTCTTTGATCTTAAGCATCGCGCTCTCCTTTTGACCCGCGCATCCTGGCAGCGTTGCGCGAACGTGTCAACTGACAATCGGCAAAATAATATCGGGCGCCCGAAATCATAATATCGGGCAGCGATTTCGGGCGTTGCGCGCTGCCCGCGTGCTGCGCTAGGATGGCGGCGGCGGCAGGAGCCGGTCGGGGTAGCTCCCCGGCTCGACACTCTCTGGCGCGGCGCTACGGGATTGCTCCTGCCGTTCCCGCATCGTGCCGCCCGAGGAGCGCCGCGCGTTGATCAAGGCTACACTTGCCAATTTCGCCGCGATGACCAATCGCGAATTCAGCCATGACCGAGCGAACTCCGTGGGCGCCAGCGAGATCGGCGCCTGCCTGCGGAAAACATGGTTCGCCAAGAATGAGACGCCGCACGATCCCGGCTACGTCGATCGCTACGGCGCCAAGCTGCGCGGCAATCTGATCGAGGATTTCTACGTCGTCCCAGCGTTGCGGCAAGCCTATGGCGACCGGTTCCACATGGGCGGCGACCAGCAATCAACAGTCGTTGACGGCTATCTCTCAGCCACCCCGGACGGCGTGATCGTCGGCGTCGAGCGCGATTGCCTCGCCGACCTCGGCGTGCCCGACATTGGCGACTCGTCGTGCATCGCCATCGAGATAAAATCGATCGACCCACGCGCCGAGCTGAATGACCGCGCGCGGCCACAGCACAAATTCCAGACCCAGGTGCAGATGGGTCTACTGCGCGCTCACACGCCTTACAAACCCGACTACGCGCTGATCTGTTACGTTGACGCGAGCTTTCTTGACGAAATCGCCGAATTCCCCGTCGCGTTCGACCCGTCGATCTTTGCCGCCGCCCATTACCGGGCCGAGGCGATCATGGTGGCAACCGATCCGCAAGAGTTATGGCCGGAGGGCAAACTCGCAGGCGGCGCCGAGTGCCGGTTCTGCCCCTACGCCTCGCACTGCGCCGCGGTCACGGTTAGCGGCATCCCGCGCGAGGAACACGCGCTCGGCGACAATGTGCTCGCAGAATTCAAGGCGCTACACGATCTGGAGCGCGATTGGGCCAAAGACGTTGGCCAGTGTGAAGAGGCGCTCGCTAAAGTTCGTCAGGAGATCAAAGACCTGTTGCGCACCAATGGCGTGCGCCGGGTTCACGGTGATGGATGGTCAATCGATTGGTCGCCGGTCAAGGGCCGGCAAACGGTTGACCTCAAAGCAATCGAAGCGGACGGCTTCGATCTCGACCCCTATCGCAAACAAGGCGATGCGGGGGAGCGTTTAACCGTAAAGTAGACAGGAACAGAAATGACAAACGCAATCGCACCTATCGACACGTCCGACCCTTATCTCGCCTACGCAGCCAAGACGGTCACGCAGGAGGGTTCCTTCCTCACTTTCAAAAATGGGGAATTTTTGTACGGCCAGGACGGAGCATCGCTCGACCTCGGCACCCGCCTCGCCTGCAATATGGAGGGGCTGAAGATCGGTTGGCGGCGCTGGTGGAATAAGGAGATCACCGACGATCTGCTCGAATTGCTGAGCGATCAGAAACCGGTCCCGATGCGCAACAGCCTCGGCGATCCCGATCCCGGCATGTGGGAGGTCGGCACCGACGCCAAGCCTCGTGACCCGTGGGTGTTCACCAATCAGCTGCAGTTAATCGATGCCGAGGGAAACCTCTACCTCTACTCGACCAACAGCAAGGGCGGGCTCAACGCCATCGGGCAGTTATGCAAAGCCTACGGCCAGGAGCGCCGGCAGCGGCCCGGCATGATCCCGATTGTCGAACTCCAGAATGATTTTTACATGCACCGTGAGTATGGCAAAACCTACGTGCCGAAGTTCGAGTTGGTTGGCTGGACGGAGGCCAACACGCTCGATATGGATGGCGGAGCCGAACTGCCGCCGCCTGCCGCCGAGCCGGCCAAGGCTACGGGTCAGCGTGCCGCAAACCCTACCAAGGGCGCGACTGCGCCATCACCGGGAAATGGTGCAAAGACCCCCGGTGCGAGCGGGGTTGCGGTAGCCTCGTCCTCGACGACGAAATCCCCCCCTTCTAGGCGGTTCTAGTCGTCGCGAGGCATTACGGCAGCCGCCCGAACACAACCGGGCGGCTGTTTTCATTTCAGGGGAGGAGCGCCCGGTGTCTGTCCGCATTATCATCGGCGACGCCCGTTCGAAGCTCGCAGAGTTAGCGGACGAGAGCGTGCATTGCGTCGTCACCAGCCCGCCCTACTACGGCCTGCGCGATTACGGCGTCGCCGGGCAGCTTGGCCTCGAAGCAACGCCCGATGCCTATATCGCCGAGATGGTCGCGGTGTTCCGCGAGGTGCGCCGCGTGCTGCGGAGCGACGGCGTACTTTTTTTGAATATCGGAGACTCTTACGCCACAGGGGGTGCCCGGCAAACGGGCCGAAACGACACTAATCGCGAGACGCCTGGGGGTAGGGGGGGATCGTTTCGCGGCGGATTACGGCGTGCGCTGCCTTATGCTTCGGAGCCGGCATACCGAGATTATACCAGCGCGTCCCTCAAGCCAAAAGACCTGATCGGCATCCCCTGGATGCTGGCCTTCGCGCTGCGGGCCGACGGTTGGTGGCTGCGACAGGACATCATCTGGTCGAAGCCAAACCCGATGCCTGAGAGCGTCACCGACCGCTGCACCAAGGCGCACGAGTACCTGTTCCTGCTGAGCAAGAGCGAGCGGTACTTTTACGACGCCGAGGAAATAGCTGAGCCTGCCCTGCAACCCGAGGGCAGCGCCACGCTGACCATGCAGCGCAAACAAGCGGCGCTTGGTCGCGACCTCGCTGCATCAACGCTTGGGGCTAACTATGGGATGCAGACGCGCAACAAGCGGTCGGTCTGGACGATAGCGACGGCGCCCTACGCCGAGGCGCATTTTGCCACCTTTCCCCCTGCGCTGATCGAGCCGTGCATCCTCGCCGGCTGCCCCAGGGGCGGGGCGGTGCTCGACCCGTTCGGTGGTGCCGGAACGACCGGGTTGGTTGCCGATCGGCTTGGGCGCGACGCGGTGCTGATCGAACTCAATCCCGAATATGCCGAGATGGCCCGGCGGCGAATTGCCGATGACGCCGGCATGTTCGGCCAAGTCGCTGCCTATTAAAAGAGAGGAAAACTCCGTGCGCGATTTCGACTATGCCGCTGCTGCCGATTTTCTCGGCCTCCTGTTCAGCGAAACCAGGCAAGCGGTCGAGATCCGTGCACTACCGAACGAATACGGTGCGGGGCCGGCGCGCCCGCTGTTTACCCGCGATCCCGACCTCGTACAGCGGCATTGCGAGAAGTGGGACGATATCGGGCGAGCCGTTTACTTTGGGGTGGCGACGCGCGCCAGCGGGACGGCCAAGGGCGACCGGGCACACGTCCGCGAGTTGCCGGCGCTGTGGAGCGACATTGATTGCTACAAACTCGGCATCTCGACCGATGACGCTGTTGCGGCGCTGCTGAGCTTCAGCATCCCGCCTAGCGCGGTCGTCCTGTCGGGCGGCGGCGTTCACGCCTACTGGCTGCTGTCGCGCCCGCTCGACGTGTCGCAGACCGACCCCGCGACCTGGCCGGCGGTCGAGCTTGCCGCGGTCGGCGCGCTGAAACAGCTCGCCGGGGTGTTTGCCGGCGATCTCGCGGTGTGCGACCTCGCCCGCGTCATGCGGCTGCCGGGCACTCACAACACCAAGGACGGCACGCTGCGGGCGTGCTCGGTGCTGGAGTGCTCGACGTGGGCTTGCGTTGATTTTGAGGAGTTGGTCGAGCAGCTTTTTATCCAAGGGCCGCTACTGGTACAGCCGCCGGCCATGCGGCCAGAAATCGCCGAAAACCCGTGGCTTGCCCACGCGGGCGCCTTCAGCTTCGGCTCAGCGACAGACGCTCATGAGCTTCTGGCCAAAATGCATTACGAAGACCCCGAATATCCTATTAACAAAACGCAATTCTCGGCTATCGGGAAATTCATCTACCGCAATGTTCCTGACGACGAAATTGTCAAATTTGTTTTAGAAGAGACATATCGTGCGGCGGCAGAAAAAGGACGGGAAGCGTTCTGGAACTGGAACCAGGAGGAATCGCAAATCCGCGACATGATCGCCAGGACCGACCGCACCTTTGTTCCCGAAAGCAATATCGAACTCCGCGGCAGCGCCAAGGTCATCGAATTGCGGGCAGGCGGCGCCAAGCCCGCCCCGAAGCCGCCCAAGGTGGAGGAAGATCCCGCACCCGCTCCCGGCACCTTCGCACGCAACGATTTCGGCAATGCCCAGACGCTGATCTCCCGACACGGCGCCGACCTGCGCTATGTGCTCGGGCTTGGCTGGCATCATTGGGACGGCAAGCGCTATGCGCTCGATGCCGAGAGTGTCGCTACCCGCAAGATCGCCTACGATGTCGCTAACGACATGCTGCGCGAAGCTGCCGCCTCTCCATCCGGAAGCGGGCGCAAGGATCGCGTCAAATGGGCGATCTCTTCGGGCAATTCAGGGCGCATCTCAGGAACGCTCGATGCCAGCAGGTCATACCTGTTCGCCAAGTCGGACGACCTCGATTCCGACAATTGGATGCTGAATTGCCAGAACGGCACGCTAGACCTGCGAACCGGGATTCTACGGCCGCATGCCCACGCCGACCTAATAACCAAGATCTGTGCCACCGATTACAACCCTAACGCCCAATGCCCGACATGGGAAAAATTTCTGTCCACTATATTCAACCACGATCTGGAAATGGTTGATTTCATGTACCGCGCGCTCGGCTATTCCCTGACCGGAAGCACGAAGGAACAGTGTGTCTTTATCCTGCACGGCACCGGATCGAACGGGAAAAGCGTGCTGCTCGAAACGATCGCCGCACTTCTGGATGATTACGTCAAGAGCGCTCCCAGCACCACATTTGCGCAGAAAGACAATCCCCCTATTCCAAACGATGTCGCAATGCTGGCCGGGGCACGGTTTGTTTCAGTTATCGAGACTGAACACGGCAAACACCTTGCGGAAGGATTGGTCAAACAAGCAACCGGCGGCGACCGTATGCCGGCCAGGTTTCTTCATAAGGAATGGTTTGAATTCACGCCCAAGTTCAAGCTGTGGTTCGCCACAAACCACAAGCCTCTTATTCGGGGAAGTGATTATGCAATATGGAGACGCATCCGGTTGATACCGTTTTCTGCTCGCTTCGTCGATGCCGATAAGGTCGAGGGGAATGCCGATATAATCAAAGATCCCGAGATCAAAGCCAAGCTTGCGATCGAGTTTCCCGGCATTCTGGCGTGGCTGGTGCGCGGTTGCCAGGCATGGCAGCAAATCGGTATGAAACCTCCGGTTGCGGTGGAGGAGGCAACGCAGGGTTATATGGAGAGCCAAGATAACACGTCAAAGTTTATCACTGAGTGGTGTCATGTCGGGCGCGGGATCGAGTGCGATGTCGGGCTGCTGTATGCGGCGTATGTCTTTTGGTGTGCGGAAGACGACTATGAGCCCCTGTCCAAGCGTGCTTTCGGGCTCAATCTGGAGGAGCGGGGAATCATGGCTGGAAGGTCAGGGAAGGCCAGGGAACGTGTTCGTAAGGGTATTGCAATTAAAGGAGAATTCGAGGATGCAGCCCAGGCTGCATTTGCAGTCCAGCAGGCAAAACCCACTCGCGCGGCGGACGCAGCGGACGCAGCGGACGCAACTCCGGGGAATTATTGGAATTCTTGACAGCAACGGCTTGGCGGACGTATAGGACGTAGCGGACGCACTTTCCGGAAACTCCAGCCACATGTGCGTATGCGCGAGACTTTCCGGAAGTTATGTCCGCTACGTCCTATACGTCCGCCACCTAACTATTAGGTTTGCGTGGACAAGGCGGGCGTGGGGCAAGCGCATCATGATCGCGGAGGGTGAGGGGAGATGATCGATTACACGCTGATCAAGGCGAGGCCGACGCGCTATCGCGGTATCATGTTCCGTTCGCGCCTGGAGGCGACATGGGCAGCATTCTTTGACCAGCTACAATGGCCGTGGGAGTATGAGCCCTTTGAATTGAATGGCTGGCTGCCGGATTTTGTAATCAAGGGTGAAACGAAGGATGTGCTTGTTGAAGTCAAACCAACGACAACACCGGATCTCGATACATTAGAAAAGATAACAAGGGCAACGGGACTGTCGGCTCATTTGGCTTATTGCGGGTCGGGATTTGTGGATGAATATTTTGCGGGTGAGCGAATGCCGTTCGCTTCAATTCATTCGTGTTGCATGTGTGAGTCAGGTGCGAGGCACGAATTGGTGGTAAAAGATCAGCCAGCTTATGATTGGGAGGCCGCTGAAAAGATAATATCCAAGATGGTTATTCCTCCTGAAATCAAAGAAGAATTGTCTAAGATGAAATACACCGGACAATGCGTTTGGATGAATCGGTATATCGTAAAAATAAACGGTAAGTTCGATATCGTGTTCGGTCATTGGCCGACTTACACCGGGTTCAGAACAGGAATCGAGGTGACTGATGGCGGGGACGACCCATATGTGGGCGATGAAGTGCGCGAGTTGTGGGCGCGAGCGAAGAACGCGACGCAATGGCGCCCGCATGGCTGGTGAGCATGACCCCCAAAAGCGAAGCGCGACGACCGCGCCCGCTCGTGGCGCTATCGCCGCGTTCTGCCGCTCGGCTAAGCGTTGCGCTTAGCAACCGTATTCGTCGCTTGCCTGCGTCTTGAACCCATAGCGCTCGATGATGAATTCGATGAACGCGCCGCGCGGGATGCAGCGATTGATCTCGACGACATCGTGCTCGCCATCGGCAAGGCGGTCAGCGTGCGTCTTACCGGCCACCGCGTCGCGCACCCACGAGCCATAGATGCCGGCGTAATGCTCGATCTGTTCGGCTTGGATGCGAAGCGCCTCGGCTTTGGTCATTTTGATCATCTCGTGTTCTCCCTTTCTGACAATCCCGAGCCTATCTGTGTTGCGCCAGCGTGTCAACGCTTTTATGCCCCTAACACCAATTTTCTCCGCTTCCCCACGGAGGCGAATGCCCCCCGCGTGGCCCTCTCGCGTGGTCTCTTAAAATCGGAAATAACGGGTGTGTTTGGCGAACGCAGCGCTCAAATCATTTGCCATTTTGAATCGACCTGAGGCTCGTAAAATGATGGCTGCAATCCGTACGCCGATTAACAAAATGACCAGCGCATCCATTGCCCACGCTATAGGTGTGGCAAATTCATGCCACGGCATAGCTATCTCCCAGCCGCTATGCCGGCTATCAATCCAGCAATGCCGACCACAACCCCAGCCCAGCCACAAAACAAACACAGCACCGCCATCCCGTCGCAGCGCCGATAGGCACCTAGCAACAGGAGCGCGAAGCCGACGATAAGCGCCGCGCCGAACGCCATCATTTGCATCGTCCCATTCCTACGCCGCGCTGTTGATGAAAACCCTGATTTGGCGCTCGGCAACCCGCGCGTCGTGTTCAGTCCCGTAACCCTGGTCGTACAGGGCAAATGCCGCCTTGTTCGCGAGGATTGCCGAAAACAGATCGCGGCGGCTGGTCATCAGCGATATGTGCCAGCGCCCGTCATTCATTTGCCAAACGTACATCGCTCATCTCCTTCTGACAGGATGCATGTTGACACACTCGCGCAACGGAAGCAGCAACTTTCTGCTGGACACGGCCAAAAAAATGGCTTATCCGCGTATCCCATGCAAATTACCGGCAATACTGAGCTGCTCGATACCGTGCTCACACGCATGGAAAATGGCGAGGTGCTCACCGCAATTTGTCGGGATTTGGGGACTACGCCGAGTACCATCTCGCATATCGCAGACCGCGGGCAGGCGGGCGAGGCGTTCAGCCAACGATACGCACGCGCCAAGGAAATCCAGGCGCATTCCGTCGCTGCGGACGTTGTTCGCATCGCTGACGAGGAGCCTGATGCGCAGCGCGCGCGCGTCAGAGCTGATGCGCGGAAGTGGTACGCCGCGCGGCTCGACCCAAAAACTTACGGCGACAAGATGCAGCATGAGCATCGCCAGGAGAGCGACCCGGCTGCGGTTGATTATGATCGGCTGATGGTGATTGCCAAAACTCCGCTGCTGACGATCGAGCATGAACCTAGTGTGGCCGCTGTGCCAGATTGTCAATCTGGCAATAAACGCTAAATAAGACAGTTATGCCAGTAGCTTATAGGCAACGCAGCGAGATAAAGTCAGCCGTATATCAGTGGCGTAGTGCGATTGTGGGATGATTACCCAGCAACAGGCTGCCGCTGAGCTGGTCGCGCGCATCGACGCGCAGCGCTCGCTCGAAAAGTGCATCGGCATTCTCGCCCCCGACACCATCCCGGCC